GGTCAGGCCGTTTTCCGTCAGCAGATCGCCCGTCAGAACTTCGTCTTTCTGAATCTCTTCCGTGAAACTCTTGCTTCCGCAGTATTGGCATCGGATTCCGTCGCCAATGGCGCCGCATTTGCAGCGCTTTACCCGCCGCGCCTGGTAATCTTCGATATATTCCAGCATAATCTCTGTTTCATCTACCCAGCGGATGCGGCCCACGCCGTTTTCGTCGTTTCGGAAATAGCACGTCACCATAGTAACCAGCTCTTCCAGATCCGCCGTGGCGTTTTTGGAACGGACTTCCGGATCCGTTTCGTTCTCGTGGCTCACGTCCACGCCGTAGAGCCTTTTGACCTGCCGTTTGGTGATGGAATCTTTGATGAAGAAATAATCCATCTCGCTCACCTGCGAGATTCCCGCTTGCGGCACAATGGCTCTGGGATGCTTCAGTGTCACTTTCAGATCGCCCAGCCAGCCTCTTCCGCTGGCCTCGTTGAACCATTCCACCAGCAATACATAACCGCCCTGTGTGGGGCTGATTCTCTCTGCCTCGTCGTTGATACGTTCCATGGGCTGCCGGTCCAGAATGTTCCGCAGCATGTCTTCGATCAGTTTGGCTTTTTCTTCGTCTTCCTCCCGCACTGCCGTGACCTTCGGCTGTGGAATATTGCTGTCCACCTGCGTCTCCACGATTTCAAAGCACAGATTCCGCACGTGACTGGCTTTCTTTTTGGCCGGCTTTCCCTCTGCGTCTAAAATCACGCCGTCGCCGTCCAGTCGCCGCTCCCGGTGGTCCATCTTGTCCCGCTCCGGCTGGTAGTCTTTTTCCGCCTTTTGGAAGCGGTCCATCCACATCCGCAGCAGTGCCAGATTCTTTTCGTTTTTCATGCACTCCTCCTAAAATTCACGGCTGCCGCCGTCCAGCATGTCTTCAAAACTGCCCTCTTCCTCGCCTTGGTTCATCTGCGGCAGCATGCTGTTCATCATGTCCAGCGCCTTCAGCGCGCCTTTAACGTTGAATGTCCATACGCCTTTGTTTTCCCATTGCTTCGTCACGCTGTTCCATTCCAGAACTGGCTCTTTTTGCATGCATTTTTGAAAAATGCTCCACACTTCTGCCGCAATGGTGTGCTGCGTCACGCCGATCGCTTCAAACTGCTCCTGCAGCAGCGCGTCGCGGTATTCTTTCACGTCCGGATCCCGCAGCATTCTGCTTGCCTGACTGGCCGCCGTTCTTTCGCTGTATCCTGCGCGGATCGCCGCTTCCTTGCCGTTCAGGTCGATCAGATATTCCTGCACAAACTTCCGCACCTGCGGCTTGAGCTTTTCGCCCAGCTTTTGTGCCTCTGTCTTTTCTTTTGCCGGCATTGAAGCAGCCTCCTTTCCGCTTTTGTGTTTTTATGTTAACCCTAAACGACCTCTTGTTATCACCAACTTTTTTGCATAAAAAAACGCTGCGGAACCCTTGTGCCGCAGCGTTTTTCTCCGTATTTTTTTCACTTCTTTTTTTCCCAGTTTTCGTAAAAATCTTTTCTCATGCGATAAATAGAACTTTCGCTCACATGGTGCCTCATGGATATGCTTATAATGCTTTCCGCCGTGCACATGACCTCCCAAAGAGCAGCACCATAAAACCCTCCATACTCTTCGCATAGACGGTCTATCCTTTTTTGCATTCTTTCGTTTTGTTCACGGTATGTCAGGCAGGTGTAGCGGATCAGTCCCTGTTTTTCTTCCGGCAAATCGACGCCCCGCAGTTTCTTAAAACCCATCGTCGCCGCCTCCTCCGTCATCCGCCATGGCGATTGCCATTTCCTTTCGTCCGCCAATCTTCTTACGAGGGTCTTTTTTCTGCGGGATGTAGCGCACAAAGTTCTGGTTCTTTTCGGGATCATACTTGGTTCCGGGCAGCTCAATGGCGCCGGAAGGCACCCGCAGCTGTCCACCGCTGGTGACGATCTCCCGCCGTACGATAGGTTTTTTTAAATTTCTGCTGCAGGTCCATTTCTTCTCGTCCGCTGTGCCCCGCGCCTGCTTCACAATGTAGGCTGCAAGGGGATAATAGTCCTGCTGGTTCCGAATGAATTTCACGTCAACGGTTCCATGGCCCCAAATATCCGTTAAAAGCTCGTCGCCCAAATACATTTTCTTGTTCTGCATCCGGAACCCGTCACCGGTCAGAACGATATGTACATGCGGGCGCACCACTTCCCCGGTGTCTCCGTCCATTACGGAAGGGATCAGCCACCACCGGCAGACAATTCCCATTTTCTTCAGCCGATACACCATCCGGTCCAAAAACTTCTTGCCTTCCTTCTTGGCTGCTTCGTAGCTCTCTCCCACCTTTGCCAGTGCTTCGTCGCTGAAGGTGGCCGTCAGCCACAAGTCACCCGGTGTCAGGTTGCAGTTGAACTCCCGGGCCAACCGCAAAATCGCGTGTTCCCGGTTCCCCATGATCTTCTTCTCGCTGCTGTTCCCACGGATGCGGCCGCCGCGCTTGACAGGTCTTCTGTAGAGTTTTGTCTTTCTCCGTTCCTTCACGTCTCCGGAGATAATAGTTTCCACCATGTACATACCCTCCTTGTTTTTCATTTTTGGCGACCTCCTCATGTGCGATAAAAGTATAAGTACCTGCGCGCCCGCCCAGGAAAGCGTTTAACAATTCTTAACCCGGTCAAGCCTCTTGCCTCTTCCACTCTCGTCCCGCCCAGCTCCTTCGCTGTCCGTTCCGGTTTGCAAGAGCCTTTCCCGCTAAACTTAGGCGTTTAAGAACCCAGCAGATACGCGCGTGCGCGCGTATTTATATATGTATAGGGATTCTCTTCTCATATCCGCGCCGGACCGCTCCGGCGCAGGTATCAAAAGAAAATGGCAAGAAAATTGTTATCCCCGCCCGTTTCCGGGCGGGGACATTGCATCACAATACCAAGCACAAATATTTCTTCATTTCTTTTTTCTCCCTTCTTCTCTCGGGTCGATCACCTGAACGACCCGCACTTTTCCGTATTTTTCCAAGTCCATGGCAACGGCCTCTTTCGTTGCCATCTTCTCGCCGTATTCTTCGATATCAATAATAAGCCGGATCATCTTATTTTTTATAAGTGCCCAGCACATTTCGCTCTGCTCTGTCCTCTACTCTTTTATTCATCCAAAGCAAAGCTTCTTCAATATGTGTCAGCGCAATTGCGTTTTCTCTGCATCTGAAATCCCCCTCTTGGAATGCCTGCAGTCGATCACGCACGATTTCCAGCAAATCTACATCCAACACGCCGCCCACAGATGTTTCTACATTGCGCGGTCCTTTCTGAAACTTAATATCTGTTCGTGTTTCATCTCTCTCAGGATCCAGTCCGTGAAATACAACATAATGGTGATATGCCCCGCCGGGTCCAATTTCCCCTTCTCTGTGTACCTCGTTCAAGTTGTTTCTTTTCTGAATCGTGCAAAGCTTCATGTTTTGCCCTCCTTTTTATCTTTTGTGCTTTTCTCCCTTGTCAGCCTCGGGTTGCTTCCCAGTGTTTGCAAAAGCCGTCCGTACTCTTCGCTGTATTCATACCCCTCGCATACCATGCGCAGCTTCCCTTCAACATTTATTACATTTAATCGAATATGCTTTTTTCCGCAAACTCTCCCCTTCTTGTGTCTACACTCTTTTGCCCCGCAGCTAATTCTTGGCAATCTGCCTCCCCTCCTTAATCTCCGGCCATCCAATACACTCTTTTTTTCCTTTCAAATGCGCCCACGATACCGGCATAGGATAAAATTTCTCTCTTAGTTCCTTTGTCAGCTGCGCCCTGTAACACGCCATCGTACATCCCTTTCCGTAATCCAGGCAGTGCGTTGCATCGTGGTTCATATCCTCTCCTTATTTGTTCGTAACAAGCAGAGCGCAGATAAAAAATCCTGCGATTGCTCCTGTCAGTAATCCGAGTATGAAGCTCATGTGGCCTCCTTATAAGGCTGTTTGAGCCATCGACATAAACATTCCTTGCACATTGCATCCGGAATATCAACGTCTGCTTCAAGCATAAGTTCACACTCTGGATTGTTTTCGCAATACGCAATGTGTTCCGCAGCAACTCCTACCCTGTCGTACAAATATTCCGCCAACTCCTCATCCGTCATAGAGCGGATATGGTCGGCGTTGGACTGTACTTTTATGCCGCTTCCGTGGCAAGTGTGGCAAATATCCAGATACCCATAAATGGTAACGCTTTGTGCATCACGGTCTACTTCACGATAGTATTTGACTTTGCCTTTTCCGTTACATTCAGGACAAATCATACTTCCTCCTTCGGTGGCTCAGGCAACGGCATCCAGTGGGTAATGTCGTTCCATAGCGCGCTGTGCGTTCCCCAAAATCTGGTTACATACACAAGCTGTCCACCAAACCTGTTCATCTTATAAACAATTATTTCCTTATCCAGAAATTCTGCGCCCGGCAGCCTCTCCTCCACGCTGATCCACTGCGGCTGCTTCCTCAGAGCGCTCATGCAAGCGTCCAGTATTTCAACGTCGCTTTCAAACGCCGCATGGAGTTTTGCATTTTCCAGCACCGTCAAAATTTCCTCTCTCTTCATACGTCCTCCAATCTCCGTCCGCACATGGGGCAGAACAACAGCTTCTTGCCCATCATCGTCCACTTTTTGGTTTCCGGTTCTTTCACCCAAAGAACGGTGTTTCTAACTCCCTCGTTGGCCTTAGCAACATCGCAGTACGGACAAGCCTTGCTCCGTTCTTCCTGCTCCCTCATAGCGGCGATTGCCATGTTAATAGCGTCCGAAAACGACGATCTGCAATATCCTTTTTCAACATACTGCGACAGCCATACAATAGCTTCTTCCCTCGTCACTTGCCGTCACCTCCAAACAAAAAGTCATACAGCCGTCTTCGCCAGCAAGTTCCTCCATAAACAAAGCAGACAGACCGAATATCCGGGTCACATTTCATACACGGGTATCTCACTTGCCGTCACCTTCCCTTCTGTTCCATGCTTCGACAGCAGCAGCAGATGTAAAGCATTGCAGTCGGTTTAGTGCTTCATCAAGCACCCTCACGCAACAATAACCGTGTTCGTCATAAGGTTCTTGCATGGATTTTTTCAGATCATCCATGTATGAATCAAGGCACTCCAAAGCAGCAGTTATTGCCACAACTTCTGGTTCTCTCTTGTTCCAGTTGGCAATTAACTTTTGCTTGAAAATTTCCCTGTTATCACAACGTCCATAGTGTATCTGCATGACACCAAGGCAATTTTTGTCTTCGCAGCCAATAGCAAATCCACCTTGTATGGAAAATAATTCAGCTTTCTTTCCGCAAAACGGACACGGTTTCAATTCAGCCATTGTCAGTCCTCCTTAATCATCAAGTGCAACGGCAACCGCTACTGCAAAAGGCAGTGTAACAAGCAATCCTAGTAGCCACCATCCGCAGTCAAAGAATGCACAAAGGAGCATCGGTAGAAACAGAATGATAACAGTCCCTACAATCAAGATTCCGACAACAAAAGTTCTCCAAAAAATATCCCAGAACGACTCCATCATCCCTCACCGTCCTTCCGCTTTAACTGCTTATCTAACCATCGACTGCCGCCTATGGTGAAATAAGGACAATCAGTAAACATTGCAAAACTGTTGGGAATCAGCAGTTTAATATGCTTCGGATTTCTTTCACAGGTCATGCGATTACAGCTTCGGTTGGCGCAGAAAGTAATATCCTCACTCGGCATATCATTCACCGTCCATTCTTGCTCCGCAGTTGGGGCAGTAGTTACCATACATGACCTTGTACTTGTGTGCTGTGGTCTTTCCGCAATGACTGCACATCCACGGTACATTTTCACCGTCACCGCACACTACCCATTCGCCATGCACCACAGGCGCAACGTCTGCGGCAGGAAAGCCTGCAATGTCATCAATGATATGCTGTGGGGCAATATATTCGTGTGGGTCGTTGGACTTATAACCGCCAAACCACGCCAGCACCGCTTCTCTCTCGATATACTCAGCCACCCTTGCCCTCCTTCAGCGCATCCCGCAGTGCCTTAATGTCTCTTCGAATGGCGCCTTTCGCCTTGTCAATCAGCTCTTCGATCTGATACCGCGTCACCGGCTCCACCTGCATTCGGTCGATCTCCCGCGCCAGTCTGGCGGCTTCCTTGTCTCTGCCGCTTTCCGTCGCATAATTGGTCCTGTATTCTTTCCCGTCTTTCAGATGTACCGTCATATAAAAGGGGTGTCCTTGTGTCCCGTCCTTGCTGACGAAAATGGCCGCCACTTCTTCCGGATTGATGTACATACTGCCCCATCTAAACATGGCCATAATTTATCCCCCCATCCACCAAACCACCACGGCAAATACCGCACCTGCCCATATCATCACACTCAACCAAAACGGATCCTTCATGTCCCGTTCTCCTTTCACCGCAGAAACCTTTTTCTAAATTCCCTCCGGTCTTCTCAACGGCTGATACTGCGTAAACAGCGGAGCACCGCTCCATACGCACCAGCAAACATCCATCAACGGCGCTGCTCGCTCTCCCTCTTTCCGCTCCATAAAGCAAAAATCCGGTCTCCACGTGAGCGGCATTACATATGCCGGCTTGTGTTCCAAAAACAGATCGTATCGCTTCTTCGCATGCCAAAACTGCGATTTTAGCAGCAGCGCAAACGGCACTTTATGCTGCAGGCATTTCCGGATAAATTCTTCCGCAAGAGAAAATGGCGGGTTTGTAATAATCCACTCTGTTCCCATCGGTTTTTGCGCGGCCAGAAAGTCCGTTCCCGTCATAATGTCCGTCGCCGTCACGTCCAGTCCGTTGTCCCGCAACACCCGCACCATGTGCCCTTCTCCGCAGGCCGGCTCCCACACCTTCGAACACAGCGGAATGTGTATGGCATTCATCAGCGCTTGCGTCACATCCGGCGGCGTTGGGTAAAAGTCCGCCACGCTCCGCTTCTTTCCGGGATTTCCACCCGTCATTCTGGATGCTGTCATTTTATCCATCGTTTTTTTCCTCTTAAATCCCCAGGCGCCGTTTTAGCCGCTGGATCTTCAAATCCATATACGCGCAAACGGCGTCGTTTAATCCAAAAATAATCCTCTGCTGCTCCAGCATAATCGTTACGTCTGCAATTTCTTCCGCAATTGAGTCAATATTCGGCTGCCCCCGGAAATTCTTGCACAGTTCCTTTGTCAGTTCGCTCATTTCCTCAATGGCCATCATGGTTTGTGTTCGATCTCCCCATGTCTGCAGCGCCTTTTCGTATACCACCTTGCGCTCTTCATATGTGATCTTGTTCATATGTCCTCCTTAATCCTCCAGGGCAATGCCCTCTTCTTCTCCCAAAATGTGCCGCAGGTCTGCCACGGTGCAGCGTCCCTCTTTCACGCTCTCCGCCAGATATTCCACCTGCCCCCAAGTTTCCTGCAGGTCTTCCAGCGTATATCCCCGCTTATCCCGCAAAACGGTAAAGAAGATCGACCAGTAAAATTTAACTGCCTCGTCTATCCCTTCATCCTTTGCCCGGTTCACGTCAGCCTTTGTCACCGGCTGCCGGTGTGGGTTTGTGCGCTTCTTCTTTTTCTTACTCACGCCCGCTCCGCCTCCTCACGGGTCAGAAAAACGGTTTTTCCAATTTCAGAAAATTGAAATTGCATCATGTGTGCGCTTTTCTCATACACAACGTTAAATATGCCTCCGCCCATACTGTCTTCTCCGTTAAGTCCTACAAACACGACCTTTGCCGGATATGGCCTATCTTTTTGTTTCAAATACCATCCTGACATGGCCAAATTTGTATAAACCGTTTCACCCGGTTTAAACGGCAAAATCTGCATTCGCCCCTCGTTCTCTGCGTCAACCAGTTCTTCGATGTGCTTCAGCTTCTCTTCGTCGATGTCCTGCAGCAGCTTCCACACGCGTTCAATTCCGGTTTTGATATGCGCGATCTCCTCCGGCGTCACGCCGGTGTTTTCATACTGTTCCAGCCTCGCGTAAAGCTGCCGCATCATGTGCCTCAGCCTATCTTTGTTAAATGCCATCAGCGTCGGGCCGTTCAAAATCACTTCCAAAAGCCGGTCTCCCACGTCCTGTATCCTTGTCTCGTTCCCGATATATCTGGCCGCACTGTCGTCCACATGGACTCCCGGTCTAGTCAATCTCTCCATTACTTTTCCTCCTGTCGCAATGTTTCCACCACACTCCGCATTAAATGTGCTATTACATCTACCGTCCACCCATTCCCCAGCATCTTGTATGCTTGGCAATTGCTCACCGGAAATTCATAGCTGGTCGGAACCGTTTGTAGCCTTTTGCATTCATTTACAGAAAGCTTTCTTACCACGCCTCCTTGTAAAATTTTCGGCTCCCTGTGTCCTCCGCTGCACGTTGTCAGCGTTGGCGCTTCCCCTTCGATTCCGTATACTCTCTTTACAATGTCCTGAGTTTTTATTTCAAGCTCAGCAACACGTCCTCTGTTTTCTTCCGAAACGACCTTAAAAGGTTTGTCCATGACCAGTCGTCCGCTAAACGGTACGTCCAATATGTCACGAATGACAATCCGTTTGTCATAAGGCTGCTCTACTTCAACCTTTGAATAAGTTCCATCTTCGTTTCTTACTCCAACCCAATACAACCTCCACCTATTTTGTGCCGAAACCAATCCGGAATTTATGCATATCGGGTCAAATCCAAAAATTTCCGTAATAGTTTTCCGAATATTATTTGACATAGATTTATTGTTTTCGTAAATAAACCACTTTGGCTTTGCTTCGTTAATCGCCCTTACAAACTCCTTAAATAAATCCCATCCAATTCCTTCCGGCACAACTTCTCTTCCATCGCCTCGCGCAATGCTCCAGCGGGTACAAGGACTCCCTCCAATAACTCCATCCACGCCCATAAATTCCCTAAAATCCGCAGCAAACACATCTCCACGCTGTTCAATGTCCGGAAAATTATGCAAAGCTGTTTTTACGGCAAACTCATCAATTTCATACGCCACATATCTTTCAACAAAAATCCCCGCCCTCTGAAGGGCAATCATCCCGCACGCCATTCCGTCAAACAAACTTAAAATTTTCATACTTCCCTCCAGTTGTTGCATTTTTTGCAACAGTTCATCCGTCATAACATCCGCAAGGATCAATGCACCCACACGTCAGGTTTGCATCCGCAAACAAATTTATCTGCGCCGCTTCAAATTCCTGGTTCTGATCGTATACCTCAACCACTTCTTTCCATGTCCAGTGCCTGCCAAGCCCTTTTACCTTTTCCAGTCCTTCGGCATTCTCTTCCATGGCAACAGCCTTTTGAAACAGTTCTGGGTATAACTCCCGCAGCTGAATAATTTCTTTCTTTTTCATGCTTGGGCAGAAAAAGCAGCTCGACTTCCCCGGCAGCGGCAATCCCGCCCGTTCAATCACCCGTCTGCACTCTTCTCTGTCCCACCCCCACTCATACAGCGGAAAATATCTCCGAAATTTCTTGTCTTTTTCGTCATACGCCTTCGCACACTGTACGCGTTTCGTCTCTCCGGCGTCGTAGCCAATCCATTTATCGACCTTGCCTCCGGCCGCCCATATTTTTCTGCACGCTTCGTCCGCGTTCAGTCTTTTGTCCTGCGGAGTTGCTTTGTATTTCTGGCTGCACGTCTTAAACCCAAAAGCAATCGGAGGCAGTGTTTTCCGCATCATGCACTCTTCATACAAAGAAAGTACTTTCCCTTCCTTTGTCACCGCCCGCACAATTTCAATTTCCGGCATATCGTGTTCCGCCAGCCACTTACTGAACTTTTCCACATACTCGTAGGTGTGCGGATGTTCTCCGCCCGGATCCGCAAACATAATCAAATCCACCGGAATGTTGTGCAGCCACATGCCAATCAGCATTGCAGTGGAGTTTGTCCCGCCGCCATAGCTTACAATGTTCATTTCCTTTACCCCCTCGGCGCGCCCCACTGCCGCACCATCATTTTTCTTGTCTCTTCGTCGGCGCTCCGGTAGTCCTCCCACTGGTCCGCCGTCCATTTCACTTTCTCGCCGTCTTCCCCGTCCACGGTATATTGCTGCTGGCCCCGCACCGCATAGCAGATCGCCGCCGCCAAAACAAGGTCGTCGTGCTGTCCGGATGCCGCCTGCGGCTTTCGGTTTTTGTCATACACAAAGCTCAGCATCTCGCCCAGCGTGTAAAAGCTCACCACCAGCTCCGGATTCTCTTCCATAATGGTGTGCAGTCCCGCCAGTGCCATGGGCCTCGTCTGGCTGCTGGTCACCCAGCCAAATGCCGGCACCATCTTGTTTTTGTATTTGTCGAATCGCTCTCTCTGGTAAAGCCTTTGATAATGCCACTCTTCCAGCTTCAACTGTGGATACGTGGAGTAGTTGACCTCTATGGCCAGCATTGCCGTGTTGTAGTAGTGTCCCAGGCAAAATACCTGCCGTGCATATAAAATTTCGCTCAGTGGCTGCTGCAGCTCCGCCACCTGCTTTCCCGTGCTGTTGTCGATCAGATAGCATGTGAAACGGTCGCTGCCCTCGCCCGCCGTGTCTCCTCCCAGTACGTAGTGGTGTCCCTTCTTCGGCTCTTCGTAAATGCGGATGTATCCACCCTTGCGCTCTATAAATTCCCAGTCTCTTGGTGCGCCGCCCTCGATCTCCGGTTCCTTATATTCAAAGATGCCCTCTTTCAACGGCTTCGGCGCCGCCATTCGTCTGGCTATCACCGTGTCGTTGTCAAAGAACGGATCACCGGACATCAGAAATGCTTCGTCCGGCGTGTTAGGATACTCCTGCCGGAATAGGTTCACGCCTCCGCCGCAGTTGACACGGATGCACCACCGGCGCCATGCCATCTGTTCGTCGTCCAGTCCAAACTGCTTCTGGATCTTCCTCTCTTCTTCCGTCCACTCGGTGCCGGGTTCTACTTCCTTTCGGTATTCCGGCTCCATGTACCACGGCAGAAATACCGCTACCCATCCGTTGGTGCCTGCCACAGCGCCGTCCCACAGTTCCTTGAACTCGTTGTAGCCGTTGGCCGTGGACTCGATCACCACCAGTGTGTTGATGTCGTCCGGCACGCTCTGCATAATGCCCAGATATGTGGCCATCTTGTCCCCCGGCCAGAACGCGAATTCCGACATATGGACGTTGTTGTTGGTCATAGAACGACCTGCGCCCTTGCCGCCTGCCGTCACGCAGCGCACCCTGCTTCTCAGGCCCGCTTTCTTGCGCTTTCTCTCCGGATCCTTGGTAGGATTCTCAAATACCAGTTCTTTTGCGTTGCTGTTCTTCCGCATGGGCTGCAGGCCCTTTGGCAGGTAATCGTAAAACAGCTTGTTCATTTCAAACAGCGCCGCCGTGGAGTCGTCTCGGTGAGCAACAATGAGGGTATTGACCATCTTCCGCGTCGCCGCGTCCTGGAACATTAACGCTTCCGTCACGGTGGAAATGCCCTGCTGTCTGCCCTTCAAAACGATGATGCGCGGTGGTCTGCCGTTTCGCATCTCGTTTTTGATCACCTCATATAAGGCTTCCTGCGCCGGCTTGAATTTCAGCGGCACCAGCCTCTGTTTCTTGTCTCGGATCTTGATGTAGTTTTCGCAGTATTCTCTCGGATTGCGAATGTTTACGCCCACCGTCTCACCCCCCGTCTCTCCGGCAGATGCCCCACCGTCCCTACCTCAATACACCACGTAGGTACGCAGTCCTTCAGGCCGTCAGGGCACCCGCCGCAAATACGGGTCCGGCGAGGCTTAACGCCCCGCCTTTTTGAGCTTTTCTTCCAGAATCTGGCTTTTTCCCAATAGAATTTCAATGAGATCCGCCGCCTTCCCAGCAAGCGGCCTCTGCATCAACATGTATCCGGTTTCCACATCTCTCAGTTCTCTCAATACTTCTTCTACAATCATGTTTTTTTCCTCCTCACGTCTTCCGCCGGTGGTTGTGTTTGATTCCAGCCCTTTTCTTCTTCTCCATAGGCACACTGTCTGTGGCCGGATTCCCATTAAGCGCCCGATCTCTCCGTCGTTGCATCCTAAATCATAAAGTTTCTTTGCCTTTTCCCAGTCGTATTCCGGGCGTCTTCCGCCCCTAAATGATTTTTCCGGCCTCTCCACATATCCAACGCCCTGTTTTTTTGCGGCTGCTTTCTCCTCTCGTCCCAATCTGTCTCCCTTTATGTAATAACTGCAGTTTTCCGGGCTTTCCGCCTTTCTGGTGTGCCCTGTAATTGACGCGTAATCGCATTCATACGGTGCTTCGCAATCAGCCCTGTAAATACACGTTCCACATTTAGTCTTCACGTTCCAAAACCTCTCCGCAAACCGTGCACACCAGTCTTCCCGCAACGATCTCAAATTCTCCGCATCCGCACCGCTTGCATGTTACAACCTCTTCTCCCTGTTCTTCTTCCATCTCTATCTCTTCCCAGAACATTTCGATCTGTTCTTCATATTGCATCCCCATCCGAAAAATCGCGTATGCGCTCATTGCCCCCAGGATTATTGACACCAAAGCAAGCGGCTCTTCTCCAGCCTGCACAAACTCCGCAAACAAAAACATGTATCCCGCACAGATCACAAACGCAGCAATAGCCATAAGTTTTGTTTTTCTCATATTCCCTCCTAAATTGCCTTTCCGGTCCGATAAGCTTTTGCAAGCCTTCTCTGTGTTTCCTCTTCTTCTAATTTTGCTGCCTTTAAACAGCTCCCACACATAGGCGGCAAACCGAAATAAATTTTCCCGCATCTGCAGCAAACGTTTTTCGGCGCTTCTTCAATCCGTTTCTTTTCTTCGCAGTATGCCGCCACGCTTCCCCACGGCACACCCCAAAACTCCGCCGCTTTCACGGTCGCCTCTTCCCAGCTAACAGCAGATACCCATGCGTTTGTGTGTCCCTCGCACGCCACTGCCCACAGCGCCTGTTTTTTTGCCACAATTCCCCTCCTTTTTAATCCTGCTTCTTAATCATCAGTCTTTTATTTCTATATCCGATGTAATAAGGAACTTCCTTGTTTTTTTGGTCCAACATTCTCTTTTTGTTCTTTTCTTCCTGTTCTTCTTTCCACCGCTTGCACCGGTATGTCCCATCCTCATTCTTCCCGTGGCAAATTGTCGTTCTTTCCTGGCACTTATAGCAGCACTGCATATCAGTCCCAGTCCTTTGCTACAAACAACGCTTCATACACTTGTTCTTCCGCGCTTCTTCCTGTCCACTGGCTGTTTGCATGAATTGTTAGTGCCAGAATTGCTCCGATTGTCAGCAAAGCAACCAAACCCAAAAAACGTCCTTCTTTGTCTTTTTTCCCCCGGTAACGTCTTTCTTTCATTTCATCTCCTCCAATTCATTCTCCCGTCTTGTCGCAGCCTTGTACCATCCGTCAAAGAATACGGTGTATTCCCATCCGTGCTTCTTCTTGCTCAGACTGATGACAACGCCGGTGGCGCCGTCGTCCTGTTCCCTTATGCTTCGCACCATGGTACCCTCGTCAAACTTGCGGCCTCTGGCCGGCTTCTTGGTGTTTTTCATCGTGAGCCTCCTTATATGTAGTTTTTTCCGAACTCTCTTCGGAAATCATCCTGCGTCCATCCCATTTTCTCCATAGCCAGCCGCTGGCCGTATTCGTGCAGCGCCTGCATGGTGTCCCGGTTCTGGTGTACTGCTTCCTCACCAAATAAATGGCAATTGGTATGGCAGAGATAAACGTACAGCCCTAATTTCTCCGACTTCTTCCGGTTGCTTCCGCCGAAAATGTGGTGCTTATCCAGTGGATCGCACTGGCCGTTCCGTCCGCACAAAAAGCACTCTCTTGCCATAACCCGCTTCATGTCTTTCTTAACCTCCTAAGAAATTTAAAAACTGAACTCTCGGAATCCGCGTTCTGGTTCCTACGACCACTACCGGAAATCCCAACAGTTCCGGTTTCGTTCTTGCCGCAATCCTGATGTACTGAGGGTCACAGTTCAAAACTCCACTAACGTCCGCAGCAGTCAAAAAAACTTTTGCACTCTCTCTGATTTCATCTAAGGTCATACGCCCCCTCCTGTCTTTCCTCCCAGTGCGGCCCATTCATCTTCGTTGAAATGCAGAACTCGATCCATGCGAAGGACCATTTTTTCAGAAAATCCATTCTTAAAGCACCTACTTAGAAATCCTGCATCTGTTTTCAGTTCATCCGCCAGTTGGTAGCTCCAATCTATTCCGTTTCTGGCCATGGCTTCCTTAACGGCTCTTTTAGCTGCTTCCTGCGTCGTCATTGTGCTTTTGTTAGTCTTTGTCCTCGGCATAATCTCCCCTCCTTACTGCTCCCGCACCACAATGAACTGGCCGTCCCGGAACCTGTTCAGGAATGCCGCTCCGTCTTCTGCCTCCCATTGCGTCATGCAGCAAAAGCACTTGTCCGGCTTGCTGGTGCCGTTCTCCCGGCACACCCACCATTCCATGCGTCTCATTTATACCTCCTCTTTCTGCGCCTTTTGTCTCCGCATATCTTTTAAATACCTCCGCATATATGCATTGTAAGAGTCCCGGTTGGCTTCTCTGTACGCCTTCTGCTTCGCCGCAATCTCGTCCCGGTTGGCTTCTCTGTACGCCTTCTGCTTCGCCGCAATCTCGTCCCGGTTGGCTTCGTAGTACGCCTTCTGCTTCGCCGCAATCTCGTCCCGGTTGGCTTCT